GCCACGTTGTTCGAGATCCTGGAGGCCAACAAGATCGCGCACGAGTTCAACAAGGGCGAGAACACGCTGACGATCAAGGACACGGGATCGCGGATCCTGTTCCGGGCGGTGGAGGAATTCGAGCGGCTGAGGGGGACGAACCTGGCGTGGTTCGGCCTGGACGAGTTGACTTACACGCAGGAAGCCGCGTGGCTGCGTTTGGAAGGACGGCTGCGGGACCCGAGAGCGCACCGGCTCTGTGGATTCGCGGTGTGGACGCCCAAGGGTTACGACTGGGTGCAGCGCAAGTTTCTGGCCCTGGGGCAGACCGCCTATACGACGATCCTGGCCCGGCCCTACGAAAACCATCATCTGCTGGAACAGGTTCCGGACTATTACGAGCGGCTGAGGAACAGTTACGACGAGAGATTCTTCGAGCAGGAAGTCCTGGGGACCTACCTGAGCATGGATGGGGCGCGGGTGTATTCCGCGTTCGACCGCGCGCTTCACGTACACAACTTGAGTGCGGACCCGATCCGGCCGCTACTGTGGGCGCTCGACTTCAACGTGGACCCGATGTCCTCCGTGATCGTGCAGTTGGCCGGCCACCAGGTCTTGGCGCTGGACGAGATTGTGATCCGGCACGGGACCACCTACAAGGCGTGCGAAGAGTTTCTGAAGCGCTACGAGGGGCACCGCGGCGGCGTGGAAGTCTACGGAGACGCCTCGGGCTACGCGCAGCAGACGTCGGGCACGTCGGACTACGACATGATGCGCGAGTATTTCCGGCTCCACTCCAGCATTGCGGCGCAGTATCTTGTGCCGCGCGCCAACCCCAACGTGAGGGACCGGATCAACACAATGAACGCGCGGCTGCGTTCCGCCGCGGGCGAGATCGGGCTGGTGGTGGATGCCAAGTGCAAGGAGCTGATTGCGGATTTCGAGCAGGTGGTTTACAAAGCGGACGGCTTCCAGATCGATAAGGAGAAGGACCGCATGCGGACGCACTTATCGGACGCGCTGGGGTATCTGGTCTGGAACCGCTACCGCTCGGCGCAACCGATCGGGGAGCAGCCACACAGGCTGGTTTTATAGGATTCCTATGGAAAACATCAATCGTGAGCATCCGGAGTACGTCGCGCGCAAGGCGATGTGGAAGCAATACCGGGACCTCTACGCGGGCGGCGAACGGCTGCGCGCGAACGCCATGGATTACCTGGTGAGAAGGCACAAGGAGCCTGGGGAGATCTATCAGGAGCGGCTGAACCGGGTGTTCTACGAGAACTACATCGGCTCGATCGTGGACTGGTATGCGGCGACGTTGATCCGCCGCGCGCCGGCCGTGTCGATTGAAGGAAGCGACGCGGCGGCGAAGGACTACTTCAACGTTCTTTCGGCGAACTGCGACTTGAAGGAAACGAGCTTGAGCGAGTTTTTCCGACAGCGGTTGGCGCGGCGCTGACTCGGGCGGAGGAAGACGCGTCAGGACGGTCGCGCGCCTACCTGGTGGACTACAGCCCGGAAGAAGTCATCAACTGGAACCACGACGAGACAGGCGGCCTGGAATGGGCGGTGATACGGACTTCGTGCCTGCAGCAATCGAAGGTGACCGACCCGCGGTGGGAACGCGAGACGCGGTGGATTTATTACGACCGCGAGAACTTCAAGATCTTCCGCAAGGCGGGCGACGCAAGCCCGGTCGAGGTGGTAGACGAGGGACGGCATGGGCTGGCGTCATTGCGGCGGGTGCCGCTGTTCCGCATGCAGGTGTCGGAGGGACTCTGGCTGACGAACAAGGCGGCGCTGCTGCAACTGGAGCACTTCAATAAGTCGAACGCGCTAGCGTGGGCGCTGACGATGGGGCTGTTCGCGACTCCCGTGATTTATTCGGAGCGGGAATGGAACCAGATTGTGGGCGAGTCCTACTACATCCAACTGGGGCCGCAGGACCGGTTCGGATGGACGGAGCCGGAGGGCAAGGTTTATCAGATTGCGGCGGACAACCTGCTCCAGCTCAAGGACGAAATTTACCGGGTCTGCTATCTGATGAACCAGGCGGGGACGCCGAACGGCGGAGACATGCGGCTTTCCGGCATCAGCAAGCAGAGGGACTTCAGCGTGACGCAGGAGGTTCTGCGCGCGTACGGAGACGGCGTGAAGCAAGGCATGAAGCAGGTTTTGTGGGCGATCGCAGCGGCGCGGCAGGACGGGGTGTCGATCGACGTATCGGGGCTGGACGAATTCGATATCGACGATTTCAGCGGCGAGTTGGACGATGCGAAGAAGCTGCTGGATCTGGGGATCGGCTCGGACACGCTGAAGAAGCAGGTTTTCAAGAACCTGGCTTTCAAATACCTGTGCGGGGCGCGGCAGGAAGTCAAGAACCGCGTGGCGGAAGAGATCGACTGCATGGAGTACGCGCAGTAAACGACGGAAACGATCTGGAGGCTTATGGAAGGAATAGACGTTCAGGCGATCGTGCGGCAAGCGATCCAGGAATACGCCAGCAACGAACAGGCTAAGAGCGAACCGGCCTACAAGGCGGAGCTCGAAGACGAGCGGAAGAGGCGGGAACAACTCGAGCGCAGGCTAAACGAACTGGTGGCGGAAAACAAACACAGCCGGAAGCTTGCGGAGGAAGCGGAACGCAGCTCGCTGGTACGGGCGGAACTGCACCGGCTGGGAGTATCGAAAATCGACCTTGCGTTCAAGGCGGTTAAGGACGAAATCGAGCGGACGGAGGACGGGCGTTTGGTGGCTCGGGGAGAAGGGGGACAGGTGCCGTTAAAGGACTATCTGTCGGCTTTCGTGGCCGAGAACCCGGAGTTCCTGCCGGCTCGCATCGCGGGGGGAACCGGAATGACGGCGACCTTCAAGGCGCCACCGGAAGGCCGGGAGACGGTGTCTCTCGAGCAGATCCGGCCAGGCATGAGCGCGGAAGAGATGCGGCGGGTACGAGAGGAAATCGTGCGCGTGGCGTCGCAGACCCTGCGGGGCCTGTGAGATACGAACAAGCGCGGGCCCGAAAGGCCCGGCGGAAAGAATAACTAGGAGAGAGAATGGCAGCAATTACCTCAACAAACGTCGCAAACGCGATTGTGAAACTGGTGGCGGCGGACGCATTGCCGGTGCTGGTGGGAAACCTCGTGATGGGGAACCTGGTGAATCGCGACTACGAGCCGGTGTTAGCGAACGCCGGCGATACGATCAACGTGCCGATTCCGCCGACCATGGTGGCGAACAACATCCTGGAAGGCGGGACGGTGCAAACGCAGAATCCGAGTTTGGGAAACGCGCAGATCGTGCTGAACACGCACGCGGAAGCGACTTTCCAGATTCCAGACGTAACCAAGGTTCTGGCGGTGCCGGATCTGCTGAGGCTGTACATGCAGCCCTCGGTGGCGGCGATCGCGCAGAAGATCGAAAGCGATCTGCTAAACCTGTACGCCGGCTTTACGATGAACGCTCCGGTAGGAACGCCGGGGACGGCGCTGACGGAAGCCACCATCGACGCGGCGGAAACGGCGCTCTTCCAATCGAAGGTGCCGCCGAGCGAGCAGAAGTTTATCGTGGTGAACGCGGCGGCCTATTCGGCGTGGCGGCAGATTCCGCTGTTCGAGGAGTTTCAGACAGCGGGCGCCGCGGGCCTGCAAGCCTTGATCGACGGTACCGTCGCGAAGTTCAAGGACTTCTACGTGTTCCGTTCGCAGTTCGTACAACAGACGGGAACCAGCCCGGTTACGACCCACAACCTGGCGTTCACCAAGGACGCTATCGGCCTGGTGGTGCGACGCCTGCCGCAGCCCCTCCCCGGGACCGGCGCCATCGCGGAGTACGCCGAGCTAGGCAACTTCGGCATGCGCGTGGTGATGAGCTACCAGCCGAACACTCTGGCGCAGCAGTTCACGGTGGACGTGCTCTACGGCTGCGGCGTTCTGCGGAACGGCTCAGGCGTGCAGGTGAACACGTAGGGAAGCGAGGGACCGGGAACAGAAGGATCTGTCCACGCGGCGCAAGAAACGCGCCTTGGGACAGATTCGTCCGTCTCCGGA